AACCAAACATGCTTCCCAATATAATTTTTTGCTATAATCGGGCTCCATATAATATCGTGTTTATCAATTTTCATCATTTCCTCCTAAATCTCACAATCTTCCGCCACAAAGTCGGTCTTTAAACCAGCTCCGTATACGTTCCTAACTATTCCATTCTCGTCAATGAAGTATGAACCAGCCTTTGTTACAAACCATCCTACATAACCAGCTTGCGGTTCTTTGTAGTAGGTTATCTCTTGTTTTACTACTGGTTCTAATCTTGATTTTTTTACCATTTCTGACATCTTTTACCCCCATAACGCTATAGCCATTTCTAGCTTTTTCTTTAATTCATTACACCTTTTGTTTGCGTATACTAGTGAATATGAGTGCTCTCTTTCTATAGAACCGTTTTTCAACCCAGCATGATACTCTACAGCCTCATCAAGTTGTTGCCTATAAAAATCAATACTTTCCGGCATTGAAAGATTTATCTTATCTGCAAGTTCATCCCAGTATGCAATACGATCTCTATAACTTTCCGCCCTTCTTGATTCCTCAACCGCTTTTCCAAGTCGGTTCCAATTCCTGTCAATCAAAGCCCTGTGTGATTTCTCACTATGATGCCCAACCTTGATTGGCTCCCCAAGTGACAGAAAATCTCTACCTTCATCAGCTCTCTTTAGATATTCATTACTTTTTGCCATAGCCGAATCCGCATAAGACTCCAATTTTTCTACTTTGTTCCTAGCACGCTCACGAGAATCGAATCCATCAGCCCTAGTAATTGAGTAATAGTAAAATCCACCTTTCTTTTGGTAAAGATTATGTACTATATGCTCATTCTCTTTTCCGTATTTCGTAGTTATTGTGATTATATCTCCTTTTTTGTGTTCCTCGTCACACTGTGCAATAAAAACGTTTGGTGCAATTTTTACATATCTGTTCATAAGTTCCTCCTACTATCACTATACACCATCTATTGTGGTATGTAAAGAAGTATTTTTAAGATAGACGAATCATATTCCCCTTTCATCAAACCAATGGTCTATACCTACCTCGTCAAGTCCAACGCTTTCATCGTCCACGGGTGAGTAGTCTAGCCATGTCCAGCCGTCTACATGGTCACGAAGGTATAAGTTGTTCTCTGGATGTAATCGCATTCCCTGACAGTGATATTTCTCACCTTCCTCTAGCGGTCGTGGTGCTGTTCTCTTGAAGGTATCTATCATCCACTTGCTAAACTTGTTGCAGTTCCGCTCCATGCGTTTTCTATCGGCTCTTGACTTTCTATGCGTGAGTTCTTCAAAGTCCCATTCTGATTTATCAAATGGTAGTTTCACACTCCCCCCTTTCGGCAATTTTTCTAGTTTTTGCCGTTTCGGTTAATCTCCTTGACTTCCTCATCGTAAGTCTTGAAACAAACCAAATTCTCATCATTGTTGTAATATACTTCATATCCTTGTCTGACTAAAGAGATGACTAAAGTGTCTATATAATCATTGTCGGTAATATTGATTGCTACTTCGTATTCTTTCATCGTTTGCCCCTATTTCACCACGGTGGTGAAAACCGTACTTCAAGTGAAAGCCGTTTGCCTATGTGTGGCATGTATACATGCTTTCCTAGATAACGGCACTACCATAGGACTTATTGCCGACTTTGGAGCATCAGGGAATCGAACCCTGTTCTTGATAGTTCACTTTGGACTTACTACCAATCGAAACCAATTATGCCCCATTTGCAGGGAAGGGAATTGAACCCTCGTGATTCGGCTTATGAGACCGAGCTGGAACCTCTCCAGTCCACCCTGCTATGTTCCACCGATTCGCATAGGCTGGTTCGGTGGCAACCTCTGTGCATCTTCTGGTCTAAAGCGGTCATTCACTTTAGATTAGCCTGTGACCCTTTGGAATCGACTAAACTTCCAGAAGCCATAGAACGGATTGCCGTAACAGTCCGCTATCTTTCCCTACATCTTGGTAGGGTAGTCTATCGGGAGTGGCGTCCCACCCCCTACGGCTAATGTCCCGTAGGATTCACTAGCTCGTATGCTTAATTATACCACATTACTACAATTAGTCAATGCTTTGGCCTGTATACCTCTATCGTTCTTAGACCGTCCTCATCGTACTCAAATGCCTCAGCTTGTCTCGTCCCCCTGTAACCGCTTGAATGATGCCAATAATCAATCTGTGCTAACGAGGATAATACCCTGACAATCGTTCCCCTAAATTCGTCCTCTAGTGTATTGTTAATCGTTTTCTTATGGTGTATGTGTCCAATGTGCATTTCCCGATGTTCACACTGACTCCAAAGGTCTTTTGCTTCGTCTGCCATGATAAGAGGGTAGTTCTCTAACGGAATAGCTTTCCCTTTAGTTTTACCATGAGATAGTCCAAGTAAAGTGTTCCCGATTTTGTAGTACTTTCTATCCCTTGGGTCGTTGTCTACTTCTACTCTATGGTCATTGTGATAGTACGCTTCCAAAGCGACATTGAGATAAAACGCCTTCTCGCCATCGTGGTTTCCTGATATGCCGATTATCTTAACCGGAGCAATTTCTTTCAGCCAATTCGTTTCGGTAACGATCATGTCAAATACTTCTTGGAAGGTCTTTTTCGCTCTTGAGTCCTCGTCCTGTAGAGTTCCGTTCATCGTGCTATTAGCTTCGTTGGCGACATTGAATAAATCAGAGCCAACAGGGAATAGAAACTGTTTGACTTTCCGATACGAGTACATATCACAGTAAAAAGCGACCGCTCTCATGTGTTCCTCTTTCGCTATCTTGATATCATAGTGTCCTTGACCTGTTTCATCACCCCAACTCAACTGACCGAAGTGCAAATCGGGAATGTTCAACTCTATGTATCTTCCGTCCTCTGGTAGATAAACCTTTTTTCTAGGCTCGGTTTCGTTAATGTATCCCCTAAAGATTTCTACAGCAGACTTTGGAGATAACCCTTTGATTTTCCGTTTCCATTCGACCTTGAATTGCCAACAAGTTATCTCTCCTGAGTTCCATCTGTTCGTGGTGATTTTATTCGGATACCAAACGTCTGTATCTATCTCGGAGAATCTAGCAACATCATCTATGGTTCTATAATTCTCAGGTGCTAAGATAGTCTCACTGATAGTATCAGCTTCAACCGTCCTTGAAATTACTCCGAAATTGTCACCTTTTGACAGTTTGTTCAACTTTCTGACATATCTTTTATAAGTGTCAAAGTCCATCTTAGAGTTAGTATCTCTTATGAACTCAGCATACTTATCATATAGTTCTTCTCGGGAAAGATTCACCCATTGTAGAATCCAGTCTTTAGCAGTCATTCGCCAATCCTCGCTTTTTCCTGTTTGATAATCAATTTACACAAGTCCCTGATTTCTTCGTAATCCACAACGGTCTTTTTATAGTTCACTTTGATTTGATCGTCAAGGCTAAGACTTCGCATAGCGTGTTCGTTTCCTAGACTAGCTCGGTGCATATTCTCGATTCGTTCTAGTCGTTGTTCGCCTATAGTTTTTAATAGTCCATCCCGATATCCTATCGAGTTCCCTTCATCAAAGCCATTACATCGTGGACACTGTGGAAAGATATTATCCTTCTCAAGCTCGGTAGCTCTGTGTCGCCTTGGGATGTAATGCCCTCCTTGTGCTTGCTTATAGAACATCCTTTTACCGCACGATATACAGTAACAATAACCTCGTTCATCCGATTCCTCTAACCGCCTCATCAACTGCATAGCTGTCAATGCTTCGGTTCTCGTTTTGCCAAGACTCTTTTTTTTCTTCCGTGGATTCTTCGGTTGTGGATTCACTTTGTAACTCCTTTAAGACCTTTTTCGGGTCTGGAAATAGAAACGGCTGGTCAAGATGAATATATAAGGCTAGTTGTTCTAAAGATGCTATTGACCGCTTTTTGTACCATGTTAAAATAGCATCCTTCATGCTTTTTTTATGCTTAGATATTTCGTAGACTTATTAAGTCGTCTTAGAATGTACCCTGCATTGTATCCAGTGAACATACAAATATCCTTTATCCCAAAACACACCCTCGTTTCCGGCTTCTTGGTTTCCCTGTCTACAAAGGTAACCTCGTATGGTGTAGCCTTTGAGCTTCCGTAAAATTCATCCGCTAGGAACTCATAACCTCCTTTCACGACTCGTCCATCATAGATAGCTTGTATAACGGTAGAGTAGAATAATCCAGTTTCCCTAGATGCTTCCTTTGCGCTATGGACTTCTTTAATCTTCTTGCCGTCTTTGTAGATTGCTATCATCTAGAACCTCCTGCACATCTTTCTTTGTTATGTTTATCTCTTGACCTGCTACCGAATACCAAACGATCAAATGTCGCCATACATCCTCTAAAGTCGGATTCTCCATTGAATCAATTATGTTTTGTATCAAGTGTCTTACTTTCATACGTCCTCCTTTAACAATATTTGTATTCGTTCAATTCTTACTGTTTTCTTGTGAGTTTTTCTTCCAACTCCGCAACCCTTGCCTTCAGTGCAATGTTCTCCAATTTCAGTTGATTGTACTCATTCACAACAAACTGTGGCACGGTTACTGGCATCATTTCTTCTAGTCTGTGTATGTGGCTATCTTTATTTTCTGACATATTCATTAACTCGCTCATTATTTGTTCTCCTTTCTATTGTTCCAATCATTTACCAAGTCACTTGCTTTAGCATGGTTAAAAGTAGAATAAGATTCATTACTCCAACAAATATGCAAAGTACACCCCTCAATCCATCCCCAAGAAGTGCCATCAGTATTTGGGTGGCGATTTTTGAAAATTCTAAGTTCCACATCATTGTTGATAGGGATGATAGGCTGTCCACTACAATCTTTTCCTAATGTCATCAACTCGGTCATTTACTATTCTCCTTCTAGTAATTCCTCAATCCATTGTTCATATTCCACAGAACCAACCTGATGGATAAATTCCTTTTCGTCAAATGATGGATTGTAGAACTTAATATAATCTATTGCTATTTTTAGTTTCTCACGTAATGAAAATATTTCTTGTAATAGGATATCATCTATCATTTACAACCTTCATCAACTCGGTCATACGTCCTCCTATACTCCAAAATATGCCTCAACAACCCATGTTTCCAAGTCATCGATTTCATCGAATGATTCAACTCCATCAATCAAAACCTTGTCAATCTCGATAGCATCGTTGACCTTTCCGCTAAACTCAACTTCAAATAACTTTCCGTCTTTCTTAAACATTACCCACATATCTTCCCACTAAAAAGGTATAGAATCTGAGTCGTCACGAAAGTCCTCGGGCGGTGTAACCTTCGGTGAAGGCTTCCAAGTGTCAACCACAATAGTATGCGTGTTCCCTCGGTCATCCTCTTGCTTCATCATGCTCATGTTCAAAGTAGCATACCGCTTGCCGTTCTTCGCCTTAAAGATATGCTCTGACGGAATCTCATCCAAGCAAACGCTCAACTTATAGAACGCTCCGTATTTACCGTTAATCTCCTTTCCCTTTCCGCAATAAATCTTACTCATCTTTTCCTCCTATGATAATACACATAATACAAATCCCGATGATTGCACCAACTGTAGCACAACCAAAGACCAATAACGCCATCTGTAAACTAGTAACTGTAATCATGATTTCCTCCTATACCCATTATACACCATTTCAAGACTTTGTAAACCTTATTTTTCCATTCCAGACAATATTTCATCGAATTTCCGAGAATTAACTCCAGCTTCTATCATTTCCCTTATAGTGAAGTCTATCATTTCAGCTCGCTCGTCTTTGGTAAAATCCGTCCAACTCTTTGGAATCTCGATATACCTTGCACCTTTTGGAATCTCGTTCAAGGTTTTTACCGTGTGCTGCCTATCCGTTAGATAAATGTATTCCTTAGCACCTCCGACTTTCAGCTTCAAAGAATCTCGCATATCCTCGTAGCTTTGGTATGAAGAACATCCTGACAACCAGTACTCCCTGATTAAAGAGTGCCATGCTCTATTCTGTTCCTCGCTTCCGATTTTATGCGGTAGGCTCAACTCCAAAGTGACATACCCGCCATACTTCGATTTTGCTGTGTCCAGCAGTTTCACTAGTGCGTTTTTATACTCAGGTGGCAGAATCGATAGACTAATGTAATCTCGGTGTAGCGTTGCACCTACTTTCATACATCCTCCTATTTTTCTAATAATTCGCTATTTTCAAAGATATTCCCAATAATCTCTGCTGGATGCTCTCCATAACATACATCTGAAAGCAAATAAATAGCTTCACTGCCATGTTCTATTTCTGTACAATCAACATAGAATGAACCACTAGACCAATACACAATACCAACATGCTCTTTGAATCCTCCGTTCTCGTATTCATCATAATCAAATCTAAGAATATCACCCTCAAAGATATTTACTTTCTCATAGCTTTCAAAGTCATAAGTCTGTAGACCAGTGCATTGCATAAGTATATAATCATCTTTGCTAGATTGTTCGTTATAGCTATTCCACCCAGTATGTTGTGGCAATCCCATTCTATGCTGTAGAATAGTGCATATGCTTCTAGGTGATGATACCATATACTTATCTCTTTTATTCCATGCTCTAAATATTATGTCCCTCATAGTTTCCTCAACCTCTTATAATCCGCTGGATGTTGATACCAATAGATTTTAACAAGTGCCAAGAACAATGATATCTCATCGGTCACATCGCCCCACTCGTGCCACTTGTATTCAAATTCCCTAAGGTAAAGCGAAGATAGATTTAATCCACCCTTGCAAGCTAAATCGTACCCGACAAGCTGAATTGGATGCCATCGGTATTTACCTCCGGTTTTAATATCGGTCAAGAAGTATTCACCATCTACTTTCCAAATCCTGTCCAGCCGTCCAGCATAAAATAAATCCTCATTGAACACCATCATTTCGGTTTCTTCATACTCGACATCATGCTCTTGGTGAAAGTTGTCGTAGGCTATCATATATGGAACAACCTTGTCTGAGACTAACTCGGGTAGATACTTTCCATCGTCATAGAGTTCTGTAGCTTCATGAACCATCTTCCCACGGATGCGATACTTTTCCGGTAGTTCAAAGTCGCTCATAATCGTCTGTAGTATCTCGCTTACTGACGGAATGTGAATCGCTCTATCGGCTAGGATAAAGTATTCATGGTTCTCGCCATCGTAGTTTAGGAGTTCACGCATTATGACCTCCTATTCCAAGCGTCTATGGCTTGTTGTTTGGTTTTATATGATTCTGTTGCACAATACACGTTATTTCTTGTTATACAACGGAACCAATGTTCCCTTGTGTGTACATCTACTAGTTCCTCGATTTCTGGGTACTCACCCCAACAATTAGTCAAGCACCCGTCCTCATTGAGGATGCCGAGGTCTTTAAGGGTATATCTGTTCCAAAAGTTTTTCTTTTCCTCGCATAATTCTGTCTTAATAAGAATGCCATACTTATAGAAATTAGTTTGCGGGTAAACTCCTGTTTCAATGTCTATACACTTAACCATATGCTCATGTCCATCGATAATCTCAATCCATTGTTCACCTAATTTCATTTGAACGCCTCCCCTGCTACCCTATCGAGTTCCGCTTTCTGGAACTCTTTTTCCTTGTTCGGAATCGCTCGGATTAACTTTTCAAGAGTCGGAATATCGTAGCCTTCAAATTGTCCTAAGACTTGCTTTCTCCATCCTTCATCGACCTTCGCTTCCTTGAGCATCCGAAGTGCGTTGTCCTTAATAGCCTTTAGGTCGTCAACTTGCGTTCTCGGTTGCGGTGCTTTCATGCCCTTTTCCCACTGGAAACGAGTATCTCCGTACTGGTCTACGATTTCCAAAGCGATGATTGTATGACCTTCATACTCGATTCTATCGACAAAGAACTTGGTATAGACTCGCCCTTTATTGTCCTCGCCGGATTTCAACGATACCCAAATCTGCGGTGTCGTGTAGAGTTCCCTACCGATGCCCCAGTTGAACCCTGCCCTCTTGAAAGAGTCGGAGGCCTCACCTTTTTCCTTTTCCATGTTCGACTCAATGCCGACATCCTCTTTTGCTACCCACTCTCCTGTTTCCTTGTCACGAACCTCGATGGTGCAGAACAGATTTCCTGCTACTTCTTTGTGTGATCGCTTCCAATTCATCGACCCAAATTCTTCATCGAGCATATCCATGTCAACTCGTGCATCCTTGTACAACAAGAGTAAAACTCGACCATTGACAACCTGTTTCGGCTTTACGCTGATTTCTTCCTTTCTAAGTGTTCTCATTTCTTTTCCTCCAAATTTTCTATCTTTTCAGACATAACCTTTAGTATTTCTGTTATTCTATATATATTATATACGTTTGATTTAATAGACTTTCTATTACTATTAATTGCAGAAATAGCAACCAATAAAAATATTAGATTAATAACAGAAAACAACAACGCAAATAGAACATTAGCATCCATAATTTACTCCTAATTCATTATACCATATCGGTTAGAGAAAGTACACCCTTTTCTAGTGTCCAGTCCTTCAAAATCTTATCACCCTGCTCTAAGAGTTCAATCAATCTCAACTCTTTGCAGTTCATCTTCTGCTCAGTCTTGTCTAATAGTCTAGTAACCTCCTTTCGCTTTTTCATAAACGGTCGAGTATTGATAGTCAAACCCCACATAATCCTGACGATTCTATCTCCGGTGAAGCCCCTGCAATATGCAAAGGCTAGGACTAACTTTTCTTCACGCTCTGTCATTGTGTTTCCTCCGGTGCTGGTGGGATGGGGAGCCAATGGGTAGGCTTGAATCTGTTCGCCATAATGTCAAAGTCAAATTCTAAATACTGAAACAATTCATCATCAAAAAACCACCATTTGTTATCCCTAAACAACATAAGTTCAGCATCTAAATCAACTCTCCTGATTAGATAGATACCATCCTTCTCCGGCTTCTCACTCACCGTTCGCCATGTGAGTTGGGCTTTTAGCGCCGATATTTCATCGCACTGGGTCCTGATGATTTCTTGGAATTTCTCTACCGTCTGCTCTTTGAGTTGGGCTTTGAGTTGGGCGTTTTCTTCATTAAGTCGTTCTGCTTCCCCCATTACCCAAGCATCAAATCCACCGGTTGTAATATTTGTAGGTTTTTCTCTACCTTCACTATCTTTCTCGACGTAAACAAATGTGGCTCTTTCCCCAGTCTCCGCTTCATACCGTTTCATCAACTCGGTCATACTTGCCCCCTTATATCGTACTCGGCTGTTTCTAGGATAGCATCAATCACAGAGTCACTGAGCATTTCGGTAAAGTCTATCCTCTTACCTTCAATCTCAAGATAGATTTCGTACTCGTCTATGTAACCGTCATAGCTCGGCTCATCGTTGCCACCATCCCATTTTTCAATCCATTCGTAATTAAGAATGAACTCGACTTCCTCATTGTTCCAATTCTTGTACTTTACTGTCGTTTCTTCCATTCTCATCTTGTCCTCCTTAAAGTTACGATCGTTCCACCTCTGAAATACAAAGCTAGATAAGTCTTGTCAATTTCCAACTTTTCTAGGTTGTGTATTTCGTTCTCAACATATCCAGCACCACTGTTTGCATCAATCCAATCCAAAGATACTGTCACACTCAAGTCATCCAGTACCCAAGTCGATGTTGCACCAAGTCCGAAGTCATGGTGGAATCCATTTTCCTGTAGAAATTCGATTACTTCTTGCTTGTTCATATTGTCCTCCTATGCCCTGCCTCATCAGTATCGGGTGGGCAATCCCGATAGACACCACCTGAGCGGTATTTCGATTGTATAACTTTCATGCTCAATATTCATCCCACGTGTACCAATCAGAATCAACACTAGCTGGGACATCCGATAATTTACAATCAAGATATTCGGTGATAACTCCTTGTAAATCTGTATAGGTGTTCTTGTTTTCTTTGGCAACAATTCTACTTTTTACACACACTACTTTATGTAACTCATGATGTAAGTCGTATGTCCATCCATTTTTAGTCATACTCGCACCACGATTGTAATAGTGACCATATGCAACACCCTGTAAAATTTTTTCTGGTATCATTTCCTAACCTCCTATTTGGTTATACTTCATTATACACCTTTATTACCCCATGTCTACAATTATTTTCAATTATTTTTGGTATATTTTCACGATTTCTATATATTTTTTGTGAAAAGTAGTTAACAGACATGTAGTTGTGTAAAAACGATTAAGGACTCTTTACAAATCTTGGAAGGTGTGGTAAGGTATTTATGAGATTAGCAAGGAAGAATCGCTTCCTTCCCTGCTGATTATCAAATCAGTTTTAGGCTTTTCCAGTTGCCACGAAGCGAACCCTAAAAGGGTGTGGTGCTGGGAGAGCTTTTTTTGTGGGGTAGATATGAAAAGAAAACCAATTGATGTTGAAGAATTGAAGAAAGTATTTAGAATTCGTAATGGAGTCCTAGAGCGTATTGATTATCGGTATACAAATAATAAATGGAAACAAGTAAAACTACATGCAAACCATACTCATGGGTATTGCCACGTCGGGTTTAATGGCAAGATGATATTGCATCATGTTGTAATCTGGATTCTATCAACTGGTAAAGATGTTCCAGCAGGTATGGAGATAGACCATATTAACGGGAATAAAATAGATAATAGAATTGAAAATCTACGATTAGTTACACATAGGGGAAATGGTCAAAATAGAAAAGAACATCGCAACGGGAAATTGCAAGGATGTTATTATCGAAAACTAAGAAAAAAATATATGGGGCAAATAAATATTAGTGGCAAAAATATTAAAATAGGGCTATTTGAAACAGAGCAAGAAGCAAACGAAGCCTATAATATAGCTTGTAAACATATCAAATCATATGTAGACAATGAATCATTCCGAGAATTAATCAATAAAGAGATGGGAATTTAACATGTCAGACAAAAAATCGTATTACGCAATCATACCAGCGAACGTTAGGTATGACAAAAACATAACCGCAAACGCTAAACTTCTATACGGTGAGATAACCGCACTATGCAATGAAAAAGGTTATTGTTGGGCAAGCAATTCATACTTTGCAGAACTCTATGAAGTGAGCAAGCAATCTATATCTGTATGGATAAACTCTTTGCATAAAAATGGGTACATAGATATTGAAATGATAAGAAAAGGTAAAGAAATTACCAAAAGGAAGGTGTCAATTAATACAGTAGGGGTATCAATAAATCTTGATGAGGGTATCAATAAATCTTTAATAGGGTGTCAAGATAACTTGAAGGAGAATAATACATCTAATACTACAGTTAATAATAAAGATAATATACCTTACTTAGAAATTATTGATTATCTCAATTCTCAGTCTAATTCACGATATAGAAACACAGACTCAACAAGAAGGTTAATACACGCTAGGTTCAATGAAGGTTTTACGAAGGATGATTTCTTTACCGTCATAGACAATAAGATTAAGTCATGGAAAGGAACTGATTTTGAAAAGTTCATTAGACCGCAAACGTTATTCTCTCCTAAGTTTGAAGGATATCTGAACGAGAATAAAACAAAGCAAGAAGAAATACAAGCTACCGATGCTGGATGGGGAGAGTTCGATGACAATAAGTAAACTGTTTATAGGATTGTGTTTTTGGGATACTGAGATAATCTACAAATCAAGTCTAGTTCCAGAAGATTTTCCAGAACCGGAAAGTACTATTTTCAAAGCCATGCTAGACATTACTAGAGAAGGTGAGATACCAGACGAGGGTAGTATCCATGTAAGAACTGGTATATCGTTCTCAGACCTCTTTGCATATAAGAATGTAGAGATCGCATCGATAACACCTAACTGGATGTTCTACGAAAAGCAGATAAAAGAGTCGGTCAAGAATAGGCTCATAAGGGAACAAGCAGAAAATATCTTTAAGTCTGAAGGTCTAAACTCGGATGAAATGGTTTCTATGATGATGGAAACTATAGAGCAAGTACAAAGTGAATCGTCGATATCTTCTATCAAGAGTATAAAACAGATAGCCGATGAAACTGAAAAGTACATAGAAGAACAAACGAAACTAGAAACAAAGGTAATAGGTATACCAACTGGATTGAATAAGCTAGATAGTTTCATACAAGGATTTCAGAAAAGCAAACTATACTATATCGGTGGTAGACCATCACAAGGTAAAACAGCTTTATTGCTTAACTTTATTGCTAGTGCTGATAGACCTGTCGGAGTGATTTCCGCTGAGAGTCCTTCAAAAAGTCTTATGGTTAGGATGTTGGCAAATAAAACGCTCGTAGATTCAAGAAGGATAGATTGCGGAAAGTTTGTCGAAGGTGAATATGATTCAATAAAAAATTCATTGGATTATTTTAGGTCACAAGATATCTATGTAGAGGATAACTCAGATATCAAAATCGGTATGATTTATAGTAGAGCGTTGGAAATGAAAAGAAGATGGAATATACAAGCGTTATTCGTTGACTATCTTCAATATATAAAGCCTGATAATTGGATGATGAAACTAAAGACACATGAGCAAGTTGCACATATTTCTATGCAATTAAAAAACATCGCTCGTAAGCTAGAGATTCCTGTTATCGTTGCTAGCCAATTAAAGAGGGATGCCGAAGGTAAGCGACCAGTACTAAGCGATCTATCAGACTCTACACAACTAGAACGTGATGCAGACGTTGTAATACTAATCTACAACCAACAGAAAGAGGAAGGTAGAACTAAAACATTCCTATTGGTCGAGAAGAATAGAGAAGGTACTACTGGTGTTGTTTCAGTTGAATTTTTGAAGCAATATATGCAATTTAGAGATAGCGATAGCTAGGAGTTAATAATGACAAAACAAGAATATCAAGATTATTTACAAAGTCCGCATTGGAAAAGAGTTCAATATGCTATGTACCACATAAGACCAGAAGATTGTGAACTATGCTACCAACCAGCACATACATATAATATCCATCATATAAGCTATGAAAATATAGGTAATGAAAATTTTGAGGATTTAGTAGTACTGTGTGAACGATGTCATAAGAGAGTACACAAGGATGGCTATAGATTAAAGCGAAGGAACAATCATAGACTTATAGTGAAAAGTATGTTGTTTGATATGATGGTCTATAGTGGTATGTCATATCACGAAGCAAGAAATGAACTTTCTAGTTGTTTATATAGAGGTGATTCAGACGATGGCGAATATAGAATAAAGCACATTTCAGAATGTATTGATGAAGTTTTATATGAAATGACACATCCAGATGGCAATATATACGTTTAGGAAACAGTAAAGTTACATACACTAAGTATGATTTTTTCGTACTTTCTGCACGTAATATCACACCCAAAAGGGTACAAGTTGCACGGAAGTACAGAATATTACAACCGAAAGGGTATAAGGAGTGACTATGTTTGATTTTGGATTACTGACACCATTTCCATGGGAAGATGGAATAGAACCTGATGCAAAGAACGATACTATGGAAGTGTACATCGAAAGACACTTCACTAAGACTATGCGAACCTTTAACGGTGAGCCTCTCAAGAAAGCTGAGAACTGGTACGTTGCTTTAGTGAGATTCTCGGATGGTTACAAAGCATGGATAATCTCGGACGGTATAGGCGTGTTAGAAGAAACTTTCAACATAGAGGCTCTAGGCGTTGCGATTGACAAGTGGAAGGCTATTCTACGGTTTGACAAGTAAAATCGATTGTAGCCCACTAGACTTCGCTGTGCATGGACATATTAAAACTCCGGCTAGGAGGATACCGGAGAAAGCATGGTGTCGCTTTTTTGTATGAACAAAAGGAAGGTAAATTAATTATACCACACATTAAGTAAATGTCAATGCGTGATAATCTGAATAACAGTTGTATAGTAATTATCCATGTATTCTATAAAAACCTCTAGCTTTTCAGAGTATTCTGCTAGTAAACCCATATTAGTTGTTAATGACTTCAATGCAGGTTCTATATCGGATTCTATAGATTTCAATATCGGTCTTGTAGGCATCGAAAGATTGAACGGAGGTACTTCGTATTTTACGCTATCAGTCGTTTGACATGAACTTATCAACAATGTCATTAGCAACACGAATAATATCATCAGTCGTTTTTGCTTCATCAAGTTCCCCCTCTAGTTTTTCGTATTCCTGAGTGACCTTTTCTACTTCTGTCTTGGCTTCATCCGAATTGGAAATAGTAGTCTTATAGATAGAATTTTGCTTTTCCTTCTCTACTACTTCTTCTTTCAATTCGGTAACTTTTTGCTTATTCTTTTTTACCCTGAAAGTTTGTATACCAAGAAGTGTACCAAGAAGTGCAAAGAGTCCTAAAATGATTCCTATTACCCACTCAATCATTTCTTACCGTCCTGTACTTTCGTGACTGCAGAGTTAGCACCTATGGAGGCTATGAGAGCGATGTACAGTGGTGCAAATCCTTTCAAGAAGTTAATGTATCCATCCATATTGAAAGTGCCTACAAAAGCCCCTACAGAGCCGATAAGAAAAGCTAGTGACAAGATTATAAGAGTCAGTTTCTTTGCCATGTTAATCTCCTACAAAAAGACCTTTGTCTTTCTTTTGTTTTGTGTATTGGTCGATAGTGCGTTTAGCTTCGTTCAGTTCTCGTTTTACCTCTATGGAATTTCCGTTGAGTACGCCTTTCTCATGTAAGGCATCTACGAGTAAGGAAAGCACTTTCATAACACCACTCATGCTAGACGATAAAATTACCAGTTCCTCCGCTTGTCGATTATTCACCTTGCAAAGCTCCTTCGTTTGATCATGCTTCGTGTAATGCCTGATTATCAATGTATTAACTATTCCACCGCCACCCAATACCACTAGCAACAGTGGCAATACTTCTCTAAGAAATTCCATGTCGTACTCCAAGAACTAAAATTATCCCCATGATAATACCGATACCATCGGCTATCAAATCACCAAACATCAGTTTTTTGAACTTGCTCCATCCGTCATCTTTACCATAACCGAACCAATCATACATCTCTTTACCTAGTGAGGCTAGGATAGCTAAGGCTATGCCTAGAATCGGATGAACGATAGAGCCTCCGATTACGATTAAAGATGTACTTTCGGCATGGAGTAGTTTGTCAATCATACCAAAATATCTCTTGCTTGCCGTTCCTCTACTGCGTTACTAGGACTATGCAGTTTTTTTGCAAAATCCAGCATTTTCTCATAGTTTTCATCAGACAAAAGGCCTTTTCTATAAGGCATCTTCAGTTGGTACATATCAGCACTAAACTTTTGACTTTCTTCATCTGACATATCAATAACATTTTCATAGAGTGTTATGATAAGATTAGTTCCATTTCTCTGAGCTTTATATAGCTCAGGCGACTGCGATAAGTTTACTGTTTTCACTTTGTAACTCCTTTAAGTATCTTAAATCAACATATGGTAATATGTAATCTATGATAAAGTTTCTTGAATCACAATGGGTTGTTATTCCCATATAACTAAACACTGCACTAACTTCACTAGGAGTAGGAATGTGTTTACCTATTCTTCTTATTCGTTTGTGCATCCTATATGCCGTAGACTTTCTTATGATTGTATGAGTATGGAAAAATCTAAAACCAAGAAAATCAACACCTCTTTCCTTTACTTTGAATACTTGCCAATTACCTTTTACATGTAACCCTATATCAGAAATAAATTCTTCTACTACATTACGTATTTTATGTAATTTCTTTTTATTGCTTGAAAACAAAACCATATCATCAATATAACGAACATAGTACTTGACATTTAATTTCTGTGATATATGCCAATCAAGTTTTGCCAAAAATAGATTAGCAAACCACTGAGAAGTATAGTTTCCAATCGGAAGTCCTTTATTGTGGGAACGTACAATCTTTTCAATTAGCCATAGAGTATTCTTATCTTTTATTTTACGATGAAACATTTGTAACAATTTATCTTGATTTATTGATTGATAGTATTTACTTATGTCCAATTTATAACAATACTTGGTGTTCTTTCTATCGTTACGCATCCATCGTTCTATTTTCTTCTTTCCGTAATGACCACCACGTTGAGGGATAGAGCCACATGTAGAAGGGTGTAATGATTTCTTCCAACCTTTTTGTAAAGGTAATACCAACGCCCAATGTATGCACTGGTCAGGATAAAACTTAGGTTTGTGAATAGTACGAGTTTTCTGAGAACTACCATCTTTTATGACTACTTCAGTATACGGTGATGGTTTATATGTTTTTGTGATAAGGAGCTGTTGAATCTCTGAAGCATAGTGGTCAATGTGAGTCAATACCTTTTGTACCCCTTTACGTTTAGTCTTTTTCTTAGACGCACATACTATAGCACATTTGATATTTTCAATGTCTGTTATCTTTTCCCATACATGCTTTGTTCTATGCACAATCAACCTCTTTCTGACTATTGCTTCCCCACTTTTTACAGCTTCTCAAGCAATCCGTAACGTCTTTATTTTCACCAAGCGGTGAGGAATTATGCGCAAAAAGTAAAAAGAAAAATTTCAGAAAGTTGCGAGACCCAATGTTCCAATTAGCATTAGACGGTGCATTGTTCACATTCCAATTGAAGAAACCATCATTAGAACCATTGTTCAAATTACCACCAACATGGAGAGCCTCTTGCTCATAACCCCTTAATTACGATATCCAATTAACCACCAACAAAAATCAAATACATTGGAGGCTGTCCGCCTCCAAACCTCCGAGGACTACGGTCTTCCCAAGAGGCGAGACCCAACGTTCCCATAAGCACTAGACGGTGCAACGCCCACAGTCCAAGAGAAGAAACCATCATAAGAACCAGAGTTCAAAAAACCACCAACAAGGAGAGCCTTATAACCTGTAGAAGTATAAAAGTAATCACACATACCAGCACTATCGCTACCACCTGTTAATGTTGATGGTACAGCAGGCTCTCCTGCAAACTCACCACAATATCCACTACTAGACGGCATAACTGTTGCATGTTGAGTAAACTGCGTTAAGTCAGCAGGTTGTGATGCACCAATGAGTGAATATTTACTTGGGTCGTATGTGTAATAGGGAACCAAATCAACATGGAATAATCCATCACACCATTCCCAAATATTACCCCATAGATTCCATATTCCGAAGAATGAAACAGGCACTCTACCATCTACACCGATATAACCACACTCGTTACCCATAGCCATGAAATCAGCTTCAGAAATAAGTTGTGGTGCGTGCCATAGAACATTACCAACAGTAGTAGAGAAAGTAGCACCATCTACCGTGATACGTGTGTTACCAAGCGAGTCATAATCTGCTTCTATGAGAGCAATCTTCCTTTGAGCGAATACAGCGGTACTACCTTGTGCTGTTCCTAAGTTAACCCATTCATCCTCATTATACAAAGCACCAGTGGCATCCGAAACAATAACATAATTATCATCTGTTGAAGCTACGGTAACTACATCAGAGGCAGTATATCTAAGGTCACACACACCACGTCCAAAGACAGCCTGTGTATTGTGAGATGCACCAGCTATAAGAATAAGAATCCTCAGATAATCTCGTAATGCAATATCAGCTTGGCTCCATCCTTCTCCTACCGCTTCTGAATATGGCCTCAGTACGGTATCAGCTCTTTGGTTAGTATAATATGGTTCACCCAAAACAGAGGTGAGTTTGTTCTCCCCTAGGACTTTAGATGATTTATCAGCACCAACCCATACATAATCTCTTTCGCTCTGTGTTTCATAATCATAAAACAAGGGAGGAAGGATGCAATCAGGTGTCTTGTCTCGTCTGAGAACAGGGTTGTAGATATCCCGAACGTCAATGTATGCCTTGCTGAGTCTAACAGCGATAATACCATCAGCATCAAGAAAGTCTGGCTCATCAATCCATCTTACTACTTCAAAATCAGAAGTAATCTTAGCAGTGCGAATCTCGTTGAAGGGGAACTTATAACGAATGTCAGTCGTAGGATATGGGTCTGTATTCATACTCCCTGCATTTACCCGAAGCGTTGAAGAAGAAGCATCGAGCGTTCTTGTCCCTGTTACTGTAGCAGGCATAAGAGTAAACTCTACACCAAGAGCCTTTAGTTCTCCCATAGTGAACTGTCTGAGTAATTTCATTTCAGTAATCAGTGTTTCCATCTGTTCAGATGTTGGTACGGTAAAGTCCATTTATACCTCCGTGGTCGAAAGGACTAAATGCCCATCGACAGCTTTTAATTGTATATAACCAGCATAAGCACCGACTGAATCAAAGTACGGTGTGCGAGTTTCCATAGTATCCATCCTGTCACCAATAGTTGCATAAGAATCCGCTGTAGTTCCAGAAGCCCTAGCACCCAAAACCTCTACATCCTTATTAGGGTCTAGGTCTTGTCCTACTAAGATCGTTTCTACTTCGGCTTCTAAAGCATCTATATCTTGTTCAGCTAAAGTCATCCTACCTTCAAGAGAATCTATATCATCTTGAGCAGTGTCCATTTCGCCTTCAAGAGTAGATATGTCACCGTAGTTTTCTAAGACTTGAGCTTGTAAAAGACTAATGTCGGTTTCAGCTTTATCTATATCCAGAGTTGCTTTTGCATTAGGCTTAGTTATCGGTGCTAAAGTTCCGTCCTCGTCTGCAACAACAAAAACATCTGTATCTAATAACGCTGTTTTCGGAGTTCGGTCTACTATCTTTTGTACATCCGTATTATAAAGTGGAGTTGGCATATATTGACCTCTCTTTTAATATTTCATCAATTTTCATATCTTTCAATTTCAATTATTTAACCTCTCTTTTTATTATAACACATTTTCATAATTTGTAAAGTTACCCTATCTTCCGTAGACGGAGTTTTATTTCATCCGTTTCCAAATTCGGCTCAACGCCAATCACTTGGCATTCCATTTCCCCTGCGTAGATTCTCTTACCCCTAGAGTCTGTGTACGCTTCTGTTCGTGTGACCTCGTATCTTTCACCTAAGACAATATCATCATCACCTAATAATAAAGTATCACCTAATACGAAAGTCCATTTAGTTGGTATACTAGAGCCGTGAGTCAATAGAGAAGCTTCGATATTAACTATGTCAAAGATTCTCGGCATATCGCCACCGCTAGAACCTAGCCACTTCTCAGAGTCAATCACTATTTCTACTATTGGTCGTACTTTGGAAACATCTTCCATCACTAGGAGGGCTTTGGCATCAGCATCAGTTGAGTTGGTTAAAAGCGATTCATATGTCTGTATCTTCTTGATTCTATGCTCTTTCAAAACATCCGTTTCGTAGTCGGTGTTGGTTACTTGGCTAAAGTGTCCGTGGCGGTGATTCTTAGCGTACTTTACGATACAACTAGAGGCGTATAATTGAGCGTTGTGTTTTATAGGGATATCTGAGTTTCTTATTTCTACTGGTCTAATGTAGGTAGTACCGTCTGCGAAAGTAATAGCCGTTCTCGATTTATCGTCTACCCTGAGAGTAATCTTATCTGTATCTTCGTATCTGAATCCGTAATTACTTCCAGCTTGGAGAAGCTCAATCCACTCGTACAGTCGTTTCGGCTCATCCATGTATAAAGATACATCAGCTAGTAAGGCTTTCTCTGAAGTCCATTCGGTTTGATTGTAATTCGTTGCGTTATATTCTATGTTTGCGATACGATCATTTAAGTCTGCGATGATATCAGCAGGGTTGTCGTAGTTCCTCATTCTTCCGGTGACATAGACATCTTTAAAGCCTTGCTTCGGGTCAGTCCCTGTTTTTGCTACATCGACAGCATTTAACTCAAATGTACCATCAGTAGAAAAAGCAGTATGTGAAACTTGGTCTAATACCTCATCATTATATGTATAGACTTGAGTAATAGAGGTAACACCACATCCCCATCTATAGACTATAGTAGAACCTTTATCCTCAATAGGATGAGCCGGAACTTGGATAACATCACCATAACCATCAGCGTTGGGAAATTGGTCTATCTCCCATGCCAAAGTGTCAGGATTATATGAGTCAAGAGCATCGTATACCTCAGTAGGATATTCCACCTCTAAGCGTTCTCGTTTGTCCCCGACTTCAAGAGTCATGGTAGCTGTGGTGGTTTCAATGTCCTTGACATATCCGCTAAAGACTAAGACTAAATCATCGTAATCGTCACCCTCTGAACCTCGCTTGATTCTGACAGGGTTTCCATAGAGTTTCTCGTCTGTGTCGAATAGTCCCAACCCAGAAGTAACATCGTTGGTAAAGACTATCGAGCCTCCACCGAAAGCCATGATGCCGTATTGTAGTGGGTCTGCTTGGTCTGAGAGCGAAGGTATTGACTGTACTATCGGACGGTAGAGTTGGTTTCTAAAGTACCGTACTGTATCGGAACAGTATCCGTAGAGTACACCTGTTTCCACCGTGTGAGCTAGGAGGTTATCAGTGTGTGCTATGTGAACATATAAAACTTGCAATGTAGCATCGAAGTAGAAAGAACTCTGCGTAGCTTGACAATCAACTAGTGAATCCTGTTTAGTTAACTCAAAGATTGAGTCAAGAGTCATTGATTCTATCTGAGTTGCTACGGTGTTATAAGTCCCATCTGCACCAAAGGTAGAAGTCCAATAAGTAGCAATAGACTCGACTTGTAAGCCTGCACCAATAGTAGCTATTGACTCGTATACATACGGACTATATGGAGTAAATTCACCTTCGTAACTAAATGTCTTGTCAATCTCTACTACACTAAACATTTTCACCTACTTGATATTGTTATAAATAACTTATTATATCCTGTATCATAAATTTCATTTCTACCACCTACATTCAAAGCATGTGAACACTGATGTTCTAAAGATAAAGATATATTATTATAAGTAAACTTTGTTCCAACAGTAAATGTATCTTGCATTGGTGTAAAATATGGGAAGTTGTTAACCATTTCATTTTTGTATATACCGTATATATCAATATATTCATTTTCAGCATGTATTGAAATCTCAGTAAAATATGGATAACTAAGAGATAGTTGTTCTTGCATACCAAAAGATAAACTAAACCAAAGAATAAACCCTAACATATTACACCGCATATAGAGAGTTACCGGAAAAAGTTCTTGTAGCTGTATTCTCTATTATAATCGACTTTGCTACTCCGGTAAGAGAACATCCCTCAATTTTTATTTGAGTAGAAGAAAATCTATTTGCAACCATAAATATAATTACTTCTGATGTTGAATCTTGTGTACCAAACCCATTTAGCATACATTTATCTCCAGTATTTGGGATAACTCCATCCAAGATAGTGAATATTGAAGAATCAAGTTCACCACTAGTACCAGCATAAAACCGATACATATAAGTATGCTTGCCACCAGCTAAAAAATATGGAGAAGTTAAATCAATACTATTAAATGTAGGGCTATCCTGTTTTCTTAAGTTTTGGTCTAAAACATAGTTTCTATCAACCATCGAATACTTTGCGTATTCCGTCCCATCCTTGACTACCAGATACGGTAGAATTGCATAACTCCCTGTGTACTTATAACCGTAGACTTCATTCCAGACGTAGCTAGAGATGTCCTGAATCCATTCTGCGGTCAAAGTGGTGGTACCTGATATCCTAATGTAGTTGTTACCGTCTACAGGCGTTCCTGTGATTGCGTAGTCTGATGTATCGACTACATACAGATTGCCACCGTATTGAATGTATGTACCTAATTTGATAGCCGGAAGCCCTGTACCACCCGAATTAGTAAGGATAAACGGTTGATTGTTTACGATGTTGTTAAAAGCTGAAATATGAGCGTTCTGTGCTTCGTAATCCGCAACCGCACCCGGTACTGAACTCGGATTAGCTACTTGTGTTATCATTAGTTGACCTCCTGAAAGTCGAATGAAACAGTGTCACCTTCTTGTAGGTGACTTATAGATAGACTTGAAGCAAATCTTCCATACAAAGGTAAAAAGTCTGCGTGGGAATTGTCCCATAAGTCTAGGTAGAATGGGAGAATCAAACCACGGTCTATGAAAGCGGATTCTAAACTCTTACGCTCGGTGGAAGTCAAGAGAGGAATTGAAACATTACCTGACCTATAGACTGTTCCCTGCCTACCGGATGCTTGTTGATCGCTAGAGGATGTAACCACATCACTAGAGTTAAGTGGCATGTCTTGGTCAGCACTTTTTGAGAATGACAGGCTTTCCCCTGCGAACAGACTCCCGATGTAAATAGGTACTATCGACTCTACCAAGAACTCAATCTTGGCGACCTCTTGAGCATCACCGTAGACCATATCGATATCTTCGGATACATCCATAACCCAAGTGTCTAAGAGAGCGTCAAGAGCATCGTAGAACTTCACCGAACATGATGTAAGATTATGATATGCTATCCCAATACAAGTTATGTCTTGAGTATGGTCTAGAACTGCCGTAATAGTAGTACTTATAGCCGTTGACTGATAGACTCTGCGTTTCCACTTGTGATAGAGATTTTCAAGAGGATAGTTTGCGTTCTCGTTCGGTTCACTCAAAGTTGCAGTAACTAGAGCATTGTCGTAAGCTAATTTCATTTTGTTATCCTCGTATCAATCTTTCCATACTGCCCTGAGTTGATACCCTTGACAGTTTCTTCTATGATTGTTTTACCATTTAAGTTTACCACAAGATGTATCGGTGCGCTAGTACCACCACCGCTAGGAGCAATCGAGATACCTTCTTGCCGTGCTTGCTCTGCTATTGGTGCAGGTATAATCATTTCGTTTTTATGTACGATAGCTTCTTGTGTCTGTGGGATTCTGATTGAGCCTACTTCAAAAGCCGGGAGTGGTTCTGAATTGATAGCCGCTATCTGTGTTGCTCCGGTGATTCCAGCCATTGCAGATAATCCTATACCAGCCCAACCACCGGGGTTAGCTAAGAACCCAATAACAGCTGATGCAGTATCAATGATAGCTTGGAAAGTTCCCTGAGCTTTTTTGCGTTTCAAATCCTCTCTTGCTAGTTCTTTTTTACGCTCGTCTATTTCCTCTTGGCTAGCACCTTCCTCTTTCATGCGGTTTAATTCTTCTTCGTGGTTGTTTTCTCTTATGCTGTTTATATTATCCCACATGGAAGCTATAGAGCTTGCAATACTCATTGAGTAATCAACCCATGCAAACTTTTCATCTTCTATCAACGCTTGAATTTGCTCAGATTGCCACTTTGCTACATCGACACGATCAACACCAGCTTGTAAGAACGCTTGTGCTTGGGTTTGTATTGCTGTGATAGCTTTCTCATGGTCTGTTTGTCTATAAGATTCCATGAGTTTATAAGCATCTGCTCTAGCTTTAGTTTCCTGATTGAATGTATCACGAATCTTTTCGTTTCTATTCTTTACCCATTCATCGAATGCTTTTTGAGCATCATTGTATCCACTGGTATTCTCTGCAACTGCTTCGGTGTTTTCTTCTATTGCATCGGTAGTATCGTCTACAACATTAGCTAGTTGTTCCTCTGCAAGCCTTACCAACTCCATATAATAAACACTATCTGTTCTAGCTTTATTTTGTTCTATAATTTTTCTAAGTTCTTCCTCAGTCAAATCACCCAACATTTCAAAAGTTGTTCTAGCTTTCTCGATAGCCTCTCGTTCTTTATCTATAGCATCTGCACCAGCTATTAATTGGTCATATAATTCGCTGTTAACATCTGCTAATGCTTCAACGTCTAATACTCCATCAGCTATGAGTTTGGAAGCCTCTGTGATAAGTCCGTTATACGATATCTGAGCGTTTGAAAGTTCTTCTTGTGCATCAGCTTGGTCTATGAGTGCCTGAGCAAGTACACTCTGCTGTAATTCATAGTCGTATGAATCTTTATTCAGTGAACGTAGTATTCTTTGTTGTTCTTTTACATTATCATTCTGACGTAGTACAGCATCTTCTAAGTCTGATATTTTCTCGGTTGTTTTACCGTAGCTAGTGGCAAGTTGTAATAGTTGCCGATTGATTTCAAAGCCTAGTGTTTCTTTTCTCGCTAAGAGCAAATCACGCTCAGCATCGGAAAGGTTATTCTGTGTGTTAACTAACTGGTCTGATATTTCCTTGTACTCTGCGGTCTTGGTTTTTATCGTATCTAGTACACCAGCCATTTCACTGGTTGCGGTTTTCTGATTTAACAATTTATCGGTGATAGTAACTAATACCCCGATAACAGGTGCTAATGCCTCGGTTCTCCACGCCCCAAAAGCTCGTTTCAATTGGTCGATGTTATCAGTTAAAACTACTCCTTGGTCTACGAGTTCATCACCTAAGACTAATCCCAAATCGTGAGCCTGTTTTCGCATCCCTTCGATAGCTTCACCACCAGCGTTAAAAGCCGGAGATAACTCGGTTGCGCTACGCCCCAAGAGAGCAGAAGCCAAAGCGGTTCGCTTGGTCTGATTCTCGGTATTGGCAAGAGCTACGAATACTTCATTGAATAATTCTTCTTGATTCTTTAACTCTCCGTTGGTGTCATATATCGATACTCCCAATTGTTCAAAAGTATCTACATATTCCTTGCTTCCCCTGTCTGCTTGCTCGGTAGCCGTAGCAAGTGTTTTAAGGGACATTTGAAGCCCGTCAACGGAAGCACCAGACTGACTGAGTATAAAGTCCCATTCTTGGAAAGATTGTCGAGATATGCCGATTTTCTGACTCATCTTATCGACACGATCTAAAGCAGTTGCAGAAGCAATAGCCATTTCACCGAGCTTTTTAACCGTCATGGCAATAGCTGCCACAGTCACCCCTGCGAATATCTTATTAGCTACATCCCCAAATTTCTTAGTACTCTTTTCAGAATTATCGAGAGATTTGTCATACTCTTTGTTGTCTCCGGTTATTTTATAAACTAACTGCTCTATGATTCTCATTTCGTATAATCCCTCGGTTTAATCTGTATCTTAGAATTGTCTGTCTTAAAAATGAACTTGTCCCAAACCTCTTTCGGGATAAAAGCCCCTGCACTCTCTAGGTCTGTCAAGTCCATCTTTAACCAAAATTCTACTTTGTCGTTCACAACACCTTCTTTTTTCAGTGCGTAGTATAGTCTATCCCAGTCTAGTTCCTTTACGCTTTTAGCAGATTTACCACTTTTTTTTTACCCTCGTCTGCACCCTCTATGACAGCTCTAACGAAGTCAAGTTGCATTTCAGAATCAGTGTTAGACTCCCACCAATCCTCTGAGTAATCGTATCCGTTAGCCTCTAGGGTAATCCTGATAATATCCTTCAAGATTTCGTCCTCGTTATCATCGGATAAGGCATCGACAGCCTTCTGACGTTCTTTCTTGTTTTTAATCTTCATAGCTTCCATGACTTCCTCGACTCTATGCCAGAAGTCAATATATCGTTTCCTAGCCAAGTTAGGAATAAAAGCCATATTAAAGACTCTATCGTTTACTTTTACATCAAATTTAGGCCTGTCGATACCAATTTCTCTCATACATCCTCCTATGCTCTAAAGAATCTGAACAGTCTATAACTCTCACTTGGGTCTGGTTTGCCTGTGAAACTTACGGTGTACTCACTAAGACCATCCTCGTTCATGCCCTTGAAGTTCATTGAAGCCCCTGCATCGATTTTAGCATTGTACAAAGTAAACGCCCAATCTGCGGAAGTGTACGCCTTGACCACGGTACCAGCCAGCCCAGCTTTCGCCCCTGCCAAATCAGCATACGTTCCAGTAGCAACGATGAAATACAAATTAGTGGCATCGGTGTAGAAGTGTCCTTGGCTTGAAGCCGAGTTCTTGTCGTCTACATGCACCTCTGTCATTCCGTCAATCTCAACATAGCCGTCAATATTGGTAGTCCAAGTCAACGCACCCAAGAAGGTCGTCTTTGGTACAGTGATGTAATCGTTAACCGTGTCAGCAGTAAGAGCGGTGATATCATCAGCTACCAAAGTCTCTACTACTTCTCCGTCAAAGTGTATCAGTCGTAAAGATGCACGATTAATGGTAAAGTGTTTAGCGGTTCCGGCAAACTCTAGGTCGGTTCCGGTAGTCGGTGTAGTAGCATCCGTCTTTTTGGTGAAGCCTAACATCAACTTATTGATAACACCCGGATTCCAGTTCCAGATTGCACTCGGAGCCAAAGCGACCGTGGGATTTTTTGCATAGTCCAGAAGTTGCTCGTAGTTTCCGGCATCAAGTGAGAAGTCATCCCAGTTGAAGGTGCAAGTTGCACCACCAGCCAAGATTCCTACATCCTCAAAGCCACCACCAGTGTCAATTCCGAACTTGAAACCATCAGGAAATATGATGGATTTTTCGTTAGTCTGTCTAGGCATGATAACTCCTTATGCTTGGAAGAAAGTGAACAGCTTGTAGGTTTCTGCAGGGTCAGGCTTTCCGGTGAAGGAAACTGTTACCTCGTCTAGTCCGTCCTCGTTTACTCCCTTGAAATTGAAACTTCCACCAGCGTCGATTTTTGCATTGTGCAAGGTGAACTGCCAATCGATATCAGAATCAGTTTCAGCACCACCGGAAGCATCAACGGTGTAGTGCGTGAGCCTGATTTTAGATCGTGTCAATGTCACCTGATTTCTCGTACCTGCGTAGGTCACATCGGTTCCGGCTACAGGAGAACTTGCAACAGCACTGGTAAACATCCCCGGAAACAGATTCTTGATTACTGTAGCATCAAAGTTCCACACGGCACTAGGAGCAAGAGCAACAGTCGGATTGATAGCCTTGTCTACAAGACCTTCATAGTTTCCACCGTCCAAGTAAAACTCGTCCCAGTTAAATGTAACAGTTGCACCACCAGCGAGGACTCCCACATCTTCCCATGCGTTACCAGTAGTTCCATCGGTGGAGATTTCCAGCCTAAAGCCGTCAGGAAATACCATGTTCTTTTCGTTCGTTTGTCTTGGCATAATTTACCTCTTTGAGAAAATTCTTACTTCCACCGGAGTATTCCAGCGGTTATCATCTTCGGGTATACTTTGTCCTATCGAACATTGTGTATACATCCTATCGCCCGAATAAGTACCGAAGTACCTATTGATTTCATTATATACAATTTCCGCTAAAGTGTCAGCATCATGCTCGGTAGGTTGCCGACAGTTCACGGTGTACAATGGTGCGTTAAAGTCATGCGGAGTTAGCACGGATGTACGGTAGATTTGTAGAATCTTCGCCAGACTCTGATAAGCAACAGGAATTGACTTTCCTTGGAAGATTGCATGATAGGTCGTAGAACCTACTACGAATGTATCTAATTTCGCTTTGACTTCGGTAGTGGAGAGGCTTTGAACTAGATAATTACCAATGTTTATGTCCATTACTTACCTGCCCTTTCTTCCTTGCGTTTCTTCAACTCTTTTTCCATCTGCTCATTACAATATTTAGCTACAACATCAGCCGGAGTCTTTCGGTCTACAATCAACTCAGCACTCGGTCTAAGAAACGGTTGTGCTACTGCCTTAATCGTTCCATACTCCATATGTATAGCATGGTCTGAATTACTTCCCACATACGCCTCGTTAGCCTTCAATCCTTGCGTGTCTAATGCCTCGGCAAACTCTCCTGATTTGTTGTTCAGTAGCTTGGTTTCCTTTAGGGTGGAAGCACTAAGAGAGTTCCGTAGTTGACCGTTATCAACCGGAGCCAATAGTTTAGCCTGAGAAGCTATAGCAACACCAATGTTCAAAGACGATGGATGTAATGCTAGTTTAACCGCTTTCTTCGGGTCACCATATTTTAGCCTCTTTTCGGTCATCTTCATCATATCACGCCCCCGAAGTCACCCAAAACTGATACAGTAGGTAATGTTCCACTTATACTTGACGGAGTATCGATACGCTTAATCAAGGAAGTATACAATTCGTTCTGGAAAAGATGATCGTTCGGATACGGCATACTAAACCATTCGTTGTTAAAGTATACTAAATCAGTCCTCGTTAACGCTCCGTCTACCCTAATCATAAAATCAGCTTCGTCTATTTGTCGGTCTGTGAACAAACCTCTACCAGCACTAGCTTGTGATACAAACGCCTCTTTGGTTTCCCTGAGTACCCAAGATTCGGTCAT